TTCTCAGCTTTTGGAATTGTAATTGCCTCCATGTTTTTATAGTGTAAAATATTTATATGGTCGTATAACTATTTGTGCCTGACCCGGCATGGTTCGTTTGTCAATGTTTGAATACCTTACGCAGTTTACTATTCACATAGTAAACTGTCTCATATCCGCTCATATTGAAATTAATTTCAGGTGAGTAGTAAGGAATATCAAGTCCGTAATTTAAATCATTCATCTGCCAGGCTCGCGGATAAGGTAAATCCATAGCGAGTGGTTGTAAAGTAGTAAGGTTATCTAAATAGTTTTCGATCTTCAATTGTTGATCTACACTTATATGATATAATTCTTCAACTAATTGTCTAGTTCTAATATGCACTTTAGTATTAATTATCTCTTCTCGTATCCCATAAGTATTCATTTCAATAATTTGCTCCCTTTGATATGTATTAACAGTATTGGCGAGCTGAAATTTTTCCGTGAGTGTTACATCATGAGTAACTCGAAGCGCATAATTAGCTAGACTTCTTAATATTGGGCAACCAGGGTATTCATACAACATTGAAAGTGCTTTACTTTTCAGGAGAAGCTTATGTACAATTTTTGACGATCTAAGATAAGTACTTCCCGTCCAACCAAAACGCACGGACGCTTCCATAGGATTAGTCACATTGTGTTTAATTAGAGGATCAAATACATTACCGCAGAAAGATGCAGTGTGCAGTCCCGTAGGTATTACAATTTTAATGTTGCAACCTAATTTTGTATATAAAGTTGCATCTGGTAAGATCTTGCAGCCACAAAGACCATCATCGCCTTCGAATATCGCTGCAACCTCCTCCAATTTATTTCCAGATTTGATTAATATAAACAGTGTAAGTAACATATTCATGACGCCATTGCCGCATGACGTATTCATTTCACCACTCATTCGCTTACATTTCAAACGAGCCGTGAAATCTTTAAAAATAATTTCATTTGTTGACATGCTTTTCGCAATAAGGTCACAAATATGTTTTTGTTCGGGATGTTTAGATAAAGAAAAACGATAGACCCAAGCTTCGATGCTCAATAATTTTTGAACGAATGTTGCTTCAAACTGACTAAAATCAGTACAAAATAATAATTCATGGTTCTCAAATAAATGAGCAAGGAAGTCAGGTCGTTGAGGCACTGGAATCTTCTTAATAAAGAAAGGCAACTTAAACAGTGCATCACCGAATTTCTTGAAGAATGGTCCAACTCTAGTTTTGTAATCATCACTACGGGAATAAATCCCCCGTAAGTGTTTGTAGTCTTCATAATCTTCATCTTTTGTGAATGCTTTGACTCGAGTATCAACAGGTTTGTCTTCGCATTCTTTATGAACACGCGTTAATTCCTCTTTTCTTGCTATTGTATAAGGCACTCCCGATAACCATTCCTCAAATCCAAATGTTTCCGTAGATTCAAATATCAATGAAGTCAATTGCTTTCTGCAAAACCTCTTTACCCATCGTTTAAAAGATCTAAACAGGGTATTATCAATTTTTGGCATATTCGCTGCTACTCGCTTAGTCATACCAGCAAGTTGGGATGGTGAGTGTGTTAGGTCTGGGACAGGACATGAAGCCCCAATCACATTGCAGCCCAAGCTGATGCGGTGAGGTTTTCTTAAATTCTTTCCAAAGCTCGAGTGTATTTTTGTAACACGGAAACTTGGATCCGGAATTTCGGTAGTCAAAACAACACCAACTTCTGCTGGCCTGTATCCAAATGTGACCCTAACGGTCCCTAAAGTTGAAAATGGCAAGGATTGCTCAATGTCCGACACATATAGTGCTCACGAAGAGCACGTGCCTGCCAAACAGAGCCCTCCGAAACAGGGCCATACTTCAATGTATACGCAAGTGAATAAGGAATATTCACGCTATTATTAGTTCTTGCTGCCAAATCTAAATTTACTTTAGATATTGTGGATGACGAATGCATA